AACCGGTTTTCACACTCTTTAATACATTGGTAACAGTATCCGCTATTTGAATTAGAGCATAGCGGCAATTGGCCGTGTAAGGTGGCGGACATCCCTCAACCTTAAAATGCCCGCATCTTACGCAAACATAGCCAACTACTGGAAGACCATAGCAGTTAATTAAATCAACTTTCTTATGATAGTGCTTACGCCTAATTCGGCATTCTAACCGTTTAAAGTTCATTGCAATTCACCGTCGTACTCAGCCTCAGTACCTTCCAGCATTCTTTACAATATGCTACAGACATAGGCACACCAGGAATAGCGAAAACTCCTATGGCTTCGTTCTTTAGACATACGTCGCACACTGAGCCTGCCATTAGTCTACCGTCTCTTTATACTTGTATTCCTGGCGATATATCATTCTAAGTAAAGAGTGTAACGAGATTACTCCTACACGTGGGATTCTTACACGGATTCTCTTATTCTTTACCTTGCGGAATTTCCTTCGAGTTTCGCCAGCAGGATCGCAAAGGAAGCATTGTTCTTTCGGGCCTGCTCCAAATCTAACTATGTGCGTTAAGCATTTCGGACACATCTTGTGTTTTGGCATGTTTGTCTCCCTCCGTTTTAGGATGATTACCGTGCATGTGGCTACCATAGAATTTAGCTTTGACTAAAGCACCACATTTTGGGCATTTTTTACGTTCTGGCATCATTTCTCCTTTCTAGTTAGTGATCTAACACTCTACTTCCTCTAGCTATACTTTCTTTAATATCAGTTATATCATTACCAATTTGGCATTCTGTAGGTTCATCGGCGAAAGGTTTAAACGTAAGACAGCGCACTACTACGTGATTATGAATTATTTCTAAGTTGTGATCTATATGAGTTTCATAGATCACAAAGCCCTTTCCTTTGGTTGGTACATGATACGGGTTAAACTCTGGTAAACCTGGATAAGTAGCTTTAACCCATTTGCGCGCTAGCAGCTCAGCGCGTGAAGCGCAATCCGATATTCCGTCACTCATTAGTACTCCTTATACTACAGAGATAAGTGTTGAATGTTCGCGAGCTTGTTGTGTCATAAGCTCAAGAACATAGGCGCTAAGTAACTCAGCTACTAAATCGCCTTGCTCTGCTTTCTCTTTAAGTCTTAAATAAATAGTTAGCATAGCTTTACCTCTCTCTATCTGCTCCATTACCTTTTACCTTTATAACAGAGTTACCGGCTGCCTCTATAGTATCTTCAAGAGTGCATTCCTCCGGTGCTTTATCGTTGCGAAAAACTATATCCGTAGCATTGCGCAGCGCACCGGTTGTGTAAACATTCAAGCATTTGACTGCGGCTACCATTCCTACATAATGATGTAACATTTCTCTAGGGCCAGTGTAACCTAGAGTGCCTACTTTAACAAGCTCGCCATTAATGTAATATCCATATTCTAAATTAACGTATCCTAGCTCGGCTGACTTACTTTTCTTGCCTTTTGGATAATAAACGCCATCAGTTCCGCGCTTACCTGGCTTGACAGTCCACATAGTAGGCTTACCTTCGCACCCTACTACAATTACGTCGATCCAAAGCCATTTTTTCTTTTTACGCCAGTAAGGTGAACGCTTACCTGGTAGATAGGGCGCTCGAATATCCTTGAGTATAACGCCTTCGCCTCCAGCGTTAACTATCTCTTCGTAAAATTGCCTTCTATAACGCTCTACTCTGCGGGCTATTCCAAACCGGTGATTACCCTCCTGCTGCCTAGCTAGTTGTATAATCTTCTCAAGCGCTGTACGTCTTACATATTCAGGTCTAGGTATCCAAGAAACTCCATCTACTTGTAGCATGTCAAATCCAGTGAATTTCTCACGTAACACGTCTGTGAGAGTCATGTTGCTAGAGCCGTCCGGCACAGTAAGCTCACCCACTAATATAAATCCTGGTGGTAACGGAGTGTGGCTTAACCACCTGTGCTCAGCACTAATATCATTACCTAAACTGCTGAATATCTGATTGATTACATTACCAGTAACTAGCTCACACCAGTGCCCGTCTAGCTTCTCATCTGCAACATAGTTGTCATCTTCCCACCAATGTGAGTGCTTATCTTCATTAAGAGTGCTGCATTTCATTCTAGCTATTGGCATTAGATTAGTCATAAACTTGTCTCACTTCAATATTATGTGGTGATTCTTCACGATCTGTAAGCATAAATAGTTCTTAGAGCATGATGCAACCAAGAAAGAATTGTAATTCGTTCAGGATCGTTGATCAGCTCTGCTCCTGTCGCTAGAATGGACATATAGTCTGCTCTAGTGATCAATACCTCATCGTTCATTAGAATTGGCGAAGTATAAACAATGATATTAACATCGTTCAAAAGATCAATATAAACTGACATCTTTTTTAGCTGTGGTATGAATGCCTCACTTACGGTTATAGCGATTATAGGAGTTTCAGACATCCAGGCTTGAACATCGTCGCTTAATAGAATAGCTGATCTAGCCATGCACTTTGCTCCGTTTCTGTAGTATTCTGTGATACACACAAACATCCTTACCCGCTTCCGCGTCATAAGGGCATCTGACTATTTTAGTTCCTAGTGTAGTTTGAAACTCCGCCGGTTTAGTGCATCTCTTGTTTAACATGGTATGATTACCTTCCTTAATGCCGAATGGCCCTATTTGGCGCATCTGAGCGCGTTGTAGGGCCATTCTCTGGCTTAGTCGCGGTTCGGTTTGTTCTTTCTAAGTGCTGGGCTAATTCTCTATGAACGAAAGCTCTTAAAATTCTATATGCACTTCGTTCTTGAGCTAGCCTAAATTCAAGCTGTTCTTGAGTCTTGTTTTCCATGCAGCTCCTTTCTCTAATATTATAGCATAGAAGTCAAGACCTTTTTGTCAACTAAAGTATCAATTTAATCACACTTTAGTACTAGCATACTCCCCATTCACGCCAATTCACTAGAGCATCTTCAAATGGGCGTACTCTTCCATCTTTATAGGCCCAAAAACCAGGAGTCCAACGCGTCATAGTGGTAGCTCCAGAGGTATATAAGTATTCTTGCTTTTGCTCATCGAATAACCCGCCTAGATCAATCCCAAGGAACTGACCACTAACGTCGTGCCTGTATCCAATATGATGCCCATGCCCTGTAGCTACATTACAATGAAAGATAGCAGCAACTTTAGCTGCAACTCCGGCTGCGTCATTAGAGTAGGTCTTAGGGTGCTCTAGTCTCCAACAATCGTCTAGAAGCATTGTTCTATAAGGTGATAGCACAAGGCGCTCTGAATGTTCGTGCATTCCAGAGAAGATGTCAGCGCCTATTGAGCTTATCATACGCTCTTCATGATTACCGTGATTCCAGAAAACTCTTTTAAAGTTTTTTAGTAGTAGCTCAAGCACATTAAGTACTACTTTTATATCTAGCAGTACACCTCCACGTCGATCACCCTTGTTATATTTAGAAAACCACTTTAAGTCCGTGAAGTCACCTACGATAGCTAGCTGTGATATTTCAAGAGCGTCAGCTACAGCTATAAGGCGATCAACCCAAGTCATACTGAGATATGGGCAATGCCAATCTGCTGTTAGCATACAGTCACCATCTATACGGATAAGCTCTTCAGGGTATACCGGCAGTACATCAATAATCTGAGTAATAGGCATAACATCTATAAGATGATACCTAGCAACCTGTATAGAGACTCCAGCTTCTTTGGCTATATCCGTGATTCTAACGCCTGCTTCTTTCATTGCCGCTAGCTCCGGCTCACGGTGTTTTGGCCAAACACCTCTAGTTCTATCGTTTTGCATATCTCAACCTCCTAAGAACTTAACTATAACTGCTGCGGCTAACGATAGTAAGCCAGCCATAGCAACTAGAGTAATTGCCAATAAGTAATTAAACTTATCGTTTAGATTCTTAACTTGCTGCTCAACGTTTTGGTTAACGGTAGCAAGCTCTTGCCTATAGTCATTCATGTGATTGTTCAATGTTTGGTTTACTTCCGTAAACTGACCTTGAAAGCTTTCTAAGCGCTCTTCGATCCAATCAAGACGCTCAAGCTGTGGCTTACGCCTTCTTGCTACCTTTCCTTTTTCAGTAGGCATTATGCAACCCCCAGCTTAAATATAGCGAATTGTGGATCGTCATCTGTAGTGCTATCCAAAGTTAACGCTGATCCCCTATTTTGATATGTCTGAAAGGTTACATAGTCACCTGATGATAGCTTGAGTATGCTAGTACACTGCAATGGATTAGTATAAGTAGCGTTTGGAGCTGTGCAAACGTCTTCTACTTCCCAACCTGAGTCATTGATAGATATGCGTGCGCGTCTAATTCCATTCGGATCACAGTTATATTTTAGATTGGCTAGTACTAAGTATACTCCATCCGCAGCTACCGTTAGCCGGTCAGTGTTAGAAACTACATCATGAAAAGAGTTGTCGTCAAAAAATTCGCTGTCAAAAACGACATTCTGCCAGCTATTATTAGCTATACTTTGACCGGTGCTATCATACACACGTGCACCTAGCATAGCATCAAACAAATCAGCTTTGCCTTTTAGATAGTCCGTATTATCACTTAAATACGTATTCAAATCAGCCGCAGTTACGACGTAACCGGTTGTCCAAACTTTAGTAGCAGTCCATGACATATCGTAACCTCCTTATGCAGCTATCCCGTGTAGCTTGTTCTCACTCTTTAACCGCGCTAGTGTCTCGCGTGGCGTCCAATTACGATTTTCCAGCAAAGGTCTAAGCAACAGAATACGCTCAATGCTAGCTCGCTTCTTTTCTTCCGGTACGATCACCCTAATGTATTGATAATCCGCTTGAGCATTAAAGCAGCTTAAGCACATAAACAGGTTACGAGCGTCTAGCAACTCCGCACCTCTACAAAACGGACACTTTACAACCCAATAACCATGATTTATAAAAGCTGGCAGTGACAGCGTTTCGGCTATTGGTATTATCCCGCCTTTCCACAAAATGCCTACTTGTGCGGCTCTACGCTTTGTATCAGCTTCGAGCTGCTTAGGGGTTGCTCGCTTTGATATTTCTGCTGTTATTATTTTTAATTCAATACTACTCATGCCACCTCCTAGAATGATAACCTGGTTGACGTACCTAGCTGACTTACACCTACAATCCAGTATTCTTCGTCTACTGCTTTACTAATAACCCACTTAGCTTTAAGTAAGCCACCGCGTTGCCATTCTACTTCCATCTTATCTATATAGAAGTCAGCGTCTATGCTAAAATCGGAATTCTGTAATGTTACGCGATCACTTATCTCACGCGTTATAATTTGCTCAACAAGAGTACTAGATGATCCTACTATAGTCACTGCGTAGCGTAAATGTGGGTCTTTGCGTATAGATAGTATATACGCTGCGTAATTCTGCATTAGAAGCACATTTACGTAATACGGAAGAGTAATAGGTAATTCTCGCTTACCATAGTCAGTGATTGAAGTGTTATCCCAATCTTTGATAATAGTGCGCGGTTCGTTCGTATATATTTTACCTCGAATCTTTAGCATTGTGAGGTAAACTATAGCGCTATCGTTATTTGTAACAGTTATTTTAGCTGATTGAGCGAAAATGTCACTAGCGGCGCAAGTTACTGTAAGCTGAGCCGTCTTATCTACGCCAGAGCCATCGACAGCAGTATTGCCTAAATAATCTGTAGTGGCTACCGGTGCCGTAACATCTCCTGCGATGTCTTCAAACTCAGCCCAAAACGTATAGGATTGACCTGGCTCTAGTGCTGGTGAATCCGGCACAGTATTATCTTTATTCTCATTCAATTGCCAAAGATCACCCGCACCAGCAGCTTTAGACTTATACTGCGCAGTAATAGTTATATAGTTCTTGATCGACGCTCTAGAGTATAGAGGTTGAAGGTCAACATAGCTACTTTCGTCTAGAGTAAACTGGCTAGTAATACATCTACTGGCGCTCAACCGATATGATCTATCTTCATACGCAAGATCACCGGTTTTATTTACGTAGAAAAAACCAATCTCTGATTTAGCTATATCAGAAAAGAAATCGCGGCACTCTTGCTGCTCAGCATGCACCAAAGGATACTGATCAAGCCCTGTGTCTATACTTCTCTTTGCAACAGGCCAACCTAGTTGATCTAGCGCCTCTGTAAACAATTCACCACTATATTTAGTCTCTTGAAGAGGCATAGATATTTTTTCTGCTAACTTGTCCATGCCATCAACACAAGGTAGATAAGCTTCGCGTACACTCTTCTTTGGATTAGGTAAGCAGTCGTCTAGAAAGCCGTAGAATAGAGTTTCCGTACCAACTCCGGCTAATGTCCAGTCGATCCTAACCGGACATACTGGATATATAGCACCGTAAGCAGATACTATAGGTGAGCTGGAATTCTCAGAAATATACTTACCGGTAGTGTCCATTACTACAATGTCACATCTACCTACGTCAGCTTGATCTAACTCAGTGTCACGCCCACGACTAAACTTGAAGCTTTTAACATCAGAAGAAATATCTTCGGATGCATCGCCAAAGTCACCGTCTTTATTCCAGTCAACGTATATCGTGCCACTCATCAGTATTGTGCCTTACCAAGTACGTAGCGTTGTTTACGCCTGTATGCTTCATCAAGCCAATCGGCGAATTGAGACGCTTCTGCTTGATTACCAAGTAATGGGCCGTAGAAATTTACGATTAAGCTTCCTCCAGGCATAGAGCTAGCGCCTACACCTAAGTAGCGCTCACCACCATGTGCCATAATCGGCACGGGTTGACCTGGTAAACCTGGTACAATTCCTCCATACTGAAATGACTTTAACTGACCCGCTTTACTCCTAGCAGCCATAACAGAGGCCATTATTGCAGCTACGCCAGCTATTCCAAGCCCAATCCCAACAAAAGGAATAGCACCGGCCCAAGCCCACACAGAAGCCACAGCTTTTATAAGAAAGGCAGCAGCAGAGATAAGGGCTTTACCCCCCATTACGGCTAGCTGTAGTGCTACTCTAGGTGCGAGCGCTAAAAGAATGCCCATAGGAATAGCTAGAGTAGCAAAGCCAACTGTGAGAGCTGCGACGGCTTTCTGTAACAATGGATGAGCCTCAAGAAATTTATTAATAGGCTTCATTATATCGGCAAATGTTTCTGCTAGTGGAAGTAGCACCGGCACTAAAGTCTCAGCAAAAGTTAGGCTAATCGCTTGAACTGATCTTTCCATGCGCAGCATAGCGTCTGTCATTTCTTCAGCTTTTTTAGCTGCATCCTCATCAAAGACTATACCTAAGTCGTGAGCTTCCTGACGCATTCTATTTAATCCGTCTATGCCGTCTTCAAACATGGGTAACAATGACGTACCTGTTCTACCAAAAATATCGTTAGCTGTAGCTACGCGTATGGTCTCATCTTCAACTTTAGAAAGCGCTTCAGCTACCGCTATAAACTGTCTTTCAGGAGTAGCTTTCCTTAGAGCTATATAGTCAACTCCTATGCGCTCAAAAGCTCTTTGATAAGTAGCCATACCTTCATTCGCATCAACAAAAGCGCCTGAAAGCTTACGACTGCTTTTCTCAATATCAGTAAAGTTAGCGCCTGATAGCTCCATTACATGCTTTAACTCGGATAAAGCCTCTGTTGAGAATCCGGTGCGCTTTGCCATCTTAGCTATCTCGTCACCCATTGCAGCATAATTCTTAACGGATAGGATAGCCGCACCAGCAATAGCGGTGCCCATACCGGCAAGCGCTGTACCTATAGCCCGATTATGCGAAAGTATCGAATTTTTTAGCTGTCCTGATCTGCTCTCTACGTTATTCATAACCTTAGAAGCTTGATCTTGAGCTTTCATAATTATTTCTATGACATTCATACTTATGCACCTCTAGGTTTCTTCTTGACATTCGGTACAGGAGGCAGCGCGGCTAATGCCGCCTGATGATCTATCTTTATGCAAGTGAGTAGCCATTGAAGCACAGCAATAGGAGTGCTCATAAGCTGATCCCATGACCAGTGCATTTCTCGCATAATCTTGTAATATATCCACTGCTTAGGTATACCCTCTTGCACTAGAGCCGCCCATTCTGGATTAGGATGGTTAGCAGGAATGCCCTGCGATGCCAACACTAATTTTTTCTCGAACGACGGCCCTGGCCTTTTTTTGCTGTCTCAGCTTCCCAGGTCTCTAGAATCCAATCAAAAACGTCTGACGGTAACGCGCGAATATTATCCTTAGTAATCTCGGCTAGCTCGCCATTCTTAGTGGCATTCCAACCTTTAATGATTTGGAATGCTGTAGCAACTCTACCTACGCGCATTGAAATTTCTTCTAGATGAACATTGTTATCTACGGAGCTGACCGCAAAATTAACTCTTAAAACGTCATCTTCGACGGCTTCGGCATCGCCAGCCGTCCAGTGCTTTTTTAGAGTAACTTCCCACATTCCCCACTCAGTAAAGCGCTTTTTAATTTCAAAGGTTTCTTCTGATGCTAACTCAGGCATCTTTCCTCCTTTCAAACTACGATTACGTATAAGTGCCAAAAGTAACGTCTTCTTCGCATTTGAAGTTGACGCCCGTAATCTTAATCATGTCGCCTATAGCCATCTCAACAGGTAAGTCGCCCTCCATCCAGCAAGTACCTGTGATCTTAGGATAAGTTGAAGTACTACCCTCCGGCCCAAGCTCAAAAGCTTTCGCGCCGTCAGCAATACCGTAACGCGAAAATGTCTTTAAGACATCCCAAGGCCCGTCAGCGGCTTTATCCCACATTAGATCAACGCTAAAAGAATTATCTTCCAGCTCATCCGGTGCCCACTGATGCCCTGCTGCTCCCATAGTAGTTACGTCTATCAAGGCGTGCCCTTTAAAGTTTGCACTTATCTTGACTACGTACACTGACAAGTCTTTTTCTGCTGATGTAGTTAACTTGAATACTACACTCTTAGCCGTTGCTACCATTGTCTAACCTCCTACAATATTACTTCTTTCTTTATTAGCTGCAAAGGTATTTCTACAGCTTGTATAAACGGATCAACTGGAAGTACACCAGAAAAGCGCTGCTTATCTCTAAAGAATACTATATAGCCGCCTCCAGCATTTTCCCATGTTTTAACTAGCTCATTAATTGCTCTAGCATAACGCGCTAGTCTTTGAAAGCGTACTTTAGCGTTATTATCCGGCTCACCTACGATCACTACAACAGAAAGCTCAAAGCTACTTACATACGTCGTACTCCATTCGTAATCAGGATGTTGCGCAGACGGTATAATTACAATAATAGGTAAGTTCACTAACTGATCTACTGATGGTATATCACCTATGACCCAATTAGAAACGTCGTCTAGCGTAATAGTATCGCTATAAGCTATATCTAAAGTGTTTAGTTTAGCGGCTAAATTAGCTTCTAGATATGTATCTAGACTATCGACAGCTTTCTCAATTAGCGTGTTATCTTTGGTTGTAAAGCTAGTTTCTGTAGAGTACGATGACCATCCAAACGCATTCTTATGCCTTACATGCCAATAGTATACCGTTCCGACTGAAAGTGTTGAAGACGGTACAGCAATCGAAACTAGATTAGTGTCGTCTTCGTTGCTGTCGTAAACCGGTGTACCATAATCACCAGGAGTAGTCGTAATTTGCCATTGTGCCGCAGTTTGATCCCCTGCGCCAGAATAAGCGGAACTTTGCAGCGTAGGAGTCAAAGATTGGCCTACAGCTCCATCCGTAGGAGATGAGTTACTAGGCGCAGTTGGAACGGTTGGCCCTGACGTTATTTCCATATTCTGTAGATAACCATCCATCCATTTACCTGTTGAACCGAGATAGTATGTAATTACGGTAAACAGGTATTCAAAATCAAGCTTAGCATGCAGTGTTAAGGATAAAGTATCAAGGAGGGACGTTCTATCTGCATCAGAGTATACATAGCAGTATAGAGTTCCGTATGTGCCTACAGATTCATCTCTAGCTATAGTTAAGTAGTAAAGTACGTCTTGGGTTGGAGTAAACGTTGAGCTAGTATACAAGCTACCGGCTTTGCACTCTACTAGTACGATTTGACCTGTAGTGCGGTGTCGTAACGCTAAGTAATCACCATTACCGGTATCAATACTATTCAAGTCGTTTACTTCATTAGTTAATGCCCACGATCCGCTAATCGTGTATAATCCTCCAGGGCTACCAGTCATCATGAATTCGACATTGATAGAGAAATCGCCGTCGAAGGCATCCGCGCCCAAGTCTTCATATAGCCAAGCTTGTACGTCTATATCAAGCTGAGTGAATGTAGCCCGCGTAGATGTAACAGTAATTTCACTTTGTGGGTCTTGCTCGGTAAATGTAGTAAAATCTTTTACAGTCATTACAGTCCACCTAAACCAGCATCTTTTGATCTAGCAAACAGCCAACCGTGTAATTCACGCGTAAAGTCTTGCTTAGCTTCTTCGTTTAAGTATACAATTTCACGCTTAGTCATTTTGCTTGTGCCCTTCTGATGATAATACGCATACTCTAAGTCTACTTCTACAGACAATTGCATTGGCTCTTCACGCCATCTGAGATAAGGAGACCCTTGCGTCATAGTTTCTTCTAAAAGTCCAGACAGTACTAGAATTTTCCTGCCTGGAAAATAGCGTTCTTTCCACGCAGCATACGACTCTTTAAGTATAGTCCAAGAGCCTCTACCTTCTTCATTATCAAATTGGCGCTTTTCGCTCTTAAAAAACGCTTCCTTTATCTTAGGAAACACGCCACGTATATCTCTGATATTACTACCAAAGCGTGATAAACTCCTGTTTAGCTGCTCCGTGCCGTCGATTACAAACGATAAGTTTATCATCAGTAAGATTTATCCTTCGGAAAAGTGGCATCAGGGAAATCGTCAGTATTTTCGCTAGCGTAACTCCAAGGGCGTAAAGTTAGGATCGTAGATATTGCCTCCGTACGCAAAATGCTTAGCATAGTCTGGTATCTCGCTTCTAGCCTTGTAGCGTGAGACGATCCCTTATTCGCAGATGGATTCATAGCAGATTCAGCCATTGCCGCAGCTCCTACAGCATTCACCAGTTTTAAATACTCTACGAATGACTCAGGAGACGTTACCGGCACAGATAGACTACGACTAGATAGAATAGCGTCTAACTCGCCTGCTACCATATCTATAAATGTATTTACTTGTGTCGTAGTAGGCTTAGTTGAAGCCGAAAATACGTGACTAGCATTTATAGCTTGCACGTCAGTTGTAGTACAGTATGACATAGCTTACTCCAATTCTTATACTCCGAAAAGATGCTTCTCTGTTTCGTATATCTTTTTTATATCACATAGACATAAAGCTTTATTATAAATGCGCAATAGAGCTATACTACCTTTCCAAAAACGCGCAGTCTGCGTTAACGAAGTATGCCTACCTATGATAAGATTACTCCCTGAGCTATCCGCCGGAGCGCTTTGCGCTTGACTATCCTCTAGCATGGCATTGCGATATATTTTGATATTCGTTTCGTCATAAGTGCCTACTATGCAATACCACGTTTTAGCCGCTAGTATGTCAGTAGTGGCACTCTGCCAGTCTACACCATCTCCTATAGTAAAGTCTAATTTATTCACGCCTGACTGCTTTCCTATGTGATAGCCATTTGTCGAGCCACCTATTTTGGCACAAACATGCATATAGTCATTAACAAAGTCATCTGCATAAACCCAAGCAACTATACTCATACTAGCTGTAAGGTTTAAGCTGGAGGTATCGCTAATAGTGACTAGCGTGGCACTACCATCAAAATCTAACTTATACAAACTACTGGCAAGTCTGGCCCATGTGCCATTTCCAAGTGTAATCTGACCATGATTGCAATACCTACTCGAATCAAACCAATAGAGAGCATCCGGCGCAAATTTAGACGCATTAAGGTCTAATACTTTGGCCTTCCACATTTCAGCACCAGGCGCGTACAAATCCCGTAAGACATACGCGCTAACTCCTAGGCTAGTCTTATGACTAACCTGAAGCTTAGCGGGTTTAGATATGATCAGTTTATTTTCTATTGTCATAAGGTTTACTCCTGAGTGATAGCAGCACATCTCCAAACCACAGCTTGATTAGTGGTGCCTTTAGTATTGTTGCAGACTACACGCAATCTGGTAATAGAGTGTATATCAATGGTGACTACAAACTGCTCTCCCTGCGTATAATATGTGCCTGCTGCTTGAGTATTAGTCAAGCCATCCTCAAGTGTAAAGTACTCTGAGCCTCCTGTAGCGTCTACCGCTATGACGTTCGCCCATTCAGAATTAGCCAAAGTAGCATTTTTGAAAAAGATTATATCTCCAACAGCGGGAACGCTAGCTCCGCACTCAATGTCTGTTGCTCCGGCTGTCTCTTCACCGTCAGTAGTCACAGCAGTTGGAGCCGTAATCTCCGCAGTGAAAGACGCAATAGCGCGCCATGTATCATTACCACTTGCTTTCTGTGACGCCTGAATTACGTACTCTGTACCTTGTCCTACTGCTGCTCCAGCAGCGTCTTTAGCGTGATCAATAAAGAGTGTAACTTGCCCTTCTTGTCCACTTACGTCAAGCTCGCTAGATTTAGACTGACTCCCTGCGCTAACTTCTGTGATTGCTTTCAGCTCACTCTCAATGGTTTTATCAGCACGCACATTAACGTCGCCTATATCCACACCAGAATTAGCCGCCAGTTTACCTATTGCGTTAGTACCGGAAGGTAGAGCCGCATTAACCTGTACACCGTTTGTAGTACCTGGTGTAGTCTGATCAATGCTCACCTGACCTATGATATTACTACCGGCTGCAAGCACTATTCCAGTAAGAAGGTCTTTCAATCTAGCTAGTACTGTGTTGGCCGTTGGACTTGCTTGTACTTCACCCATTTGCGTTACAAGAGACTCAGTAGCCGTCTTTATACTAGCGGAATTGTCTTCTGTAACAAGCCCTTTAGAACCGGAGATGAAATTATCTATAAGCTCAACTGCGGTCTTAATGCTAGCTAGAGTAGCCTCCGTAGCTGCTCCAGTTGGAAGAGCTGAAGTTACAATGTCTACTTGCATCTCAGTACCGGCAATAGCATTATCTATAAGTTCTACAGCAGTCTTAATTGCATCTAACTGTACTTGCGTAACACCTGTGGACTGTAAAGCCGTATTAATAGCTTCAACAGCCGTTTTGATGTCTGCTGCGCTATCTTCAGTCACCAGACCTCTACTACCGGAGATAAAGTTGTCTATAGTTTCAACAGCATTCTTAATAGCGGTATTAAGGACTTCTATAGCAGCTAAATCAACTACCGCTGGATCATCCGACGCTAGGGTCACGCGCTGTGTCAAGGCGTCCGCAGCTCCAGCCCCAGCAGCTACACCAGCTTGACCGACTATAAGATTAACTTTTGCCCTATCTGTATCATCCCAATCGTCTATAACCTCAAGAGCCGTCTTAATAGCTGCTAAATTACCATCTTCTTTAGCTGGATTTATCTCAGTCCCAGCACTGTCAGTAACGCGCGTTACAAGCTCATCTGTATCAACGGACTTAAGCGCTCCTTTTATAGCATCCAAAGACGTTTGTAGAGTCGTCAAATCTTTTGAGCCTGACCCTAGAATAGTTGCTTGTAGTGTACCTACAGCAGTTTCTAAAGTTGTAAAGTCTTTATCCGACGCACCACGTAGCAGCTCTACTTCATCAATAACGCTTTGTAAAGTTTCAGACGCAGCTTGAAGACCGGTAATAGCATCTATAATATCCTGAAGTGTTTCAGCTCCCGTCTGTAAAGAAGCCACAGCCGTAGTTACAGCGTCTATTGCGGTCTCTACAGTCGAAAGGTCTTTAGAACCTGCTCCTTGAAGAGCTGCTAAAACTGCGCTCAAGCTGAGATCAAGATTAGCGAAGTATGCAGTTATGTCCGCACCAGTTACAGGAGTTCCCCCCCATGCTTCAATATTACCGGTAACATGATCCGTTGTACCTGGAGTCGTCTGGTCTATAGCTACCGTTCCTATAATTGCTGTAGACGCCTGAAGTACTGCCTTCAATACTTTATTAGCATCCAGCAACGGCACTTGTGGATCACCGCTAGGGTCTTCACCAAACATCGGAACGCCAGTAGTTTGCCATGTATTAGCTAATATTTTTGTCATTTTTATCACCTCTTCAAGAGGTGGAAGGCCCACGTTTTTGACCTTCCACCTTAAATAGTTACGTACGCATCACCTATACTGACTCGGACTAAGCTGCGTTAATCACGATTGCAGTCCTAGGATCACCATACCCAACGTTGTACCTGGCATCCACGCCATAGAGAATGTTGTTACGCATAAACACATTCTCAGAAGTTGGGCTATCCAAAGCCGTGAATTCCGGTTTCTTCCTATTTTGGAAGAAGATTGGTTTTAATACGGCTTTTGTACACAGCACGTACCAATCTGTTGCATCGCCGTCTATCCAGGGCGATACTATAATCTGCTTTATAACAGAGCTTTCCCAGCGCTCTACACCTGAAACACCAGGCTTTAGAGCACTGACAATAGTTCCAACTAGCTCAGGGCTACAGACTATCGTATCCGGTATCAATCCCATTGGGCGTCCTCTATCGTCCTGATACAGTCCCATTAGCTTGTAGGCATTTCCAATATCTGTACGAATATTGGCTTCAGTTTGTCCCGCAGCCGAGATAAGGTTATCAATATTGGCGCTGTCTCCAATGGTACGTGAATTCGCGAAGAAAGCTGTACCGTCGTAAGCTAAACCGGTTTGACCGTCATCAAGTAAGCTGAAAGTTAGCTCATCGGGATGCCGCGCAGCTTCTTGAGCGAGTTGCATAACGCGCGGCTTTATAAGTCCGTACTTGTCATCCTCCAAAGCGTCACGCTTGACAGAGAGCGTAGCTTCATAGTGCTTATTGGTGATAGTGTAGTCATGTCCAAGTAGTCCATGCTGCACACGCTCGTCAACCCATTCTGACATTTTGGGAACGGTGCCTAACCACGCATAGGTTTCTTTCTCTGTCAGACTATCGAAAACTGAGCATATTTTTAGATACTCAGTTGCATTTTTGGCGGCGTCGAATGACTCAACAAAGACCGCCCTAAAGCCGGTCAGTAGTGCGGCTAAAAAATCACTGGTTACTACAGCCATTTTTATAATACCTCTTTCGTTTAGATTTTGTTTACTGAGTTCGTAAGTAGTAGACGTTTACCACCATTGACCCAGCCGTTATTAGGCCAAAGTCAGAAGCACCGGTAACAGTCACCCTTACAGTCTGTGCGGCATTTATACCGTCACCAGCATCCGTAGGCACTCCATGTCCAACAGTAGCCGCAGCTAGAACGGACTGGTCAGTTACAGAGCTAAAGCGATCAGTATCACCACTAACACCAGTCTGTACTACAGCCGTAGTATCACCAGTAAAGCCGGTGCCTACCACGTATTTGACTCCTAGCGGAATAGCGCCCGCAGGCATCTTAGGCGTGAGATCAATATATCCCGAAGTGCCGCCGCCGTCTGTAAAGCTTCCAAAAGCTACAGTCTGGCTAAGACACTCTATAGAGACTTGACCCTTGCCGAGTGCGGCACCAATGTCAATCCATCCTACGGTAGCTGAAACGTACTCCACCAGGATACCCACAGGGATACCATAGTCACCAGGTTGATCGTCAAAGGTATTATCGTCTACAGCGTACATCATTTGGCCAACCATAGCCTGAGTAATACTAGTAGCATTCAGTTTGAATACTCCTGTAGTATGCACCCTAACGTTTTTAGCTCCATTGCTACCGGCAGAGTTGTCTACTTTTTCTTCAGCAATACCGGCAAACTTGATTGTGGTGCCAAGTACCATTGCTTCGACGTAACCGTCAGCAGGAATGCCTACTAAGCTTCCTTTATAGATTACATCGACACCACAGGGATAGGACTGGAGGCCACCAGTCTTCCTAGGAGTATCGCGATCAGCGGTTAAAGCGGTCATCTATTTGCCTCCTTGATCAGCTTTTTTCTGAGTTAAGAACTGTTCGTCAGATAGCCCAAGCTCAGTAGCAACACTTTTCTCATCAGCACTGAGCGTGACTACTTCTTTCTCAGGGCCAGTGCTTCCGAGTTCTCTCAGCTCCACTACAGCAGGAGCAGCAGCTACAAACTTCTGAAAGCCAGCTTCGTCCGACTTTGCATAGCTGAGCGCCCATTCTCTTTGAACCGGAAGCAATTTACCGTCAGTAATCGCCTGCGTTACAATGCGATCAGCCTGTTGCTCTGCTAACAGCGCTTTACTGGTTGTACCTTCGTCTATTAGCGAGCGCAAAGCAGTGAGTGTATCGACGCCATTACCTACTTGCAGCAGGCTACGAACATCTTCTTCAAATTTGTCCATACCTTGAATCTCCTTTTCTGTATTACTTTCGCCTACTCCGGCTTCTTCCGCTGCTTTATTTAGCACCTCTAAGGCGTCCCTTTTTTCCACTGGGGATAGGTTAGTCTGCTGCAACCGTGCTAAAGCATTTCTTAAATGTGCTTTATCAATGTCGCCAGATGCATCCTTGAATGGCAAATGCCGTAGACTCCTTGGAGTCGTCTTGCCGTCGTCATCCTTCTCACCGCCAGACTCTATATAAGCAAAGGCGTCATCCGGTAAGTCGTTAAGATAGGCCGTATCCCATTCCGCAGCTTGTACA